TAGCAATAACATTTTTGGTTGCACAAGTCAAACGATACCCCGCCCCCACCCTTGCATTTGTTTTAGGGAACCCTTTGCAGAATTGTTTACCGTTGGTTTGCGGAGGCTTTGGAGGCGGTTTGCAGTGGCTTTTGGGAGCGGGTTTGCGGAGGCTTTGGAGGCGGTTTTACAGTGGCTTTGGGTGCGGCTCTCACTCCGGCACCCTCTCTCACTCCTGGGGTTTGCGGAGGCTTTGGAGGCGGTTTACAGTTGCCTTGTCACGGCATCCCAATTTATTTGTTGACACGTCCGGGTGTCATCCCCTATATTCAATCCTGCAAGTCCGCCGTAGCGGGTGCAAACCCTCAAACCATAGCTATCAGGAGTAAGCCAATGAAGCGTATCCACCAAAGAATCCCACTGACTCTTCTCTGCGAGTATCGCGGTTGGGCCATAGAGCGCAACTCGCACGGCACCATTATTGCCAGCAAGTCCGACCTTTCGTTCCCCATGATTGTCACTTCAGTTGAAACCGCCAAAATTGCCATAGACGCAAGGGAGAGTAACTAGACAATGAATATACTTACAGAAACCTACCGTCCGCGCAAAATTGCGGACTTCATTGGAATAGACAAACCCAAGACTGCAATGCTTCGCCTAGTCGCATCCCCCAAGTCATCCGCATACTTATTCGTTGGCAAGTCCGGCATAGGCAAAACTGCTCTAGCTCTAGCTCTAGCTGAGGAGATAGGTGGGGAGTTGCATCATATCCCATCACAAAAATGCACAGTTGACGCCGTTGAGATCGTCCGCAGAAAATGCCAGTACCTCCCCATGTTGGGGAAAAATTTCCACGTCATCCTGGTAGACGAAGCTGACAGTATGAGCAACGCGGCACAAGATGCTTGGCTTTCACTGCTAGACTCTACAGGTCGCCCCCAAGATACCATCATAATCTTCACTTGCAATGATGCCGGTAGCCTAAAAGATCGTTTCAAATCCCGTTGCTTTATTCAGGATTTTACGACACAAGGGTTAGCACCCAAAATTGCAAAGTTGCTCTCTGACATCTGGCTAGCAGAGGCACCCGCAAACGCACCCGCACCAAACTTTCTTCGCATTGCCAACGATGCACATAACAACGTGCGGACGGCCCTTATGGAATTGGAGAATAGCTTACCCCTTGCATAACCGCTAGGGGTTCGTGTATATTCAAAGTGTAGTTACTTCAGTCCAACGTCAACGGGTGCAAACCCTCAAACCTAGATTCACCAACAGGAGATTTATCAATGCGCTTCAATCAACAGTTTTCTAACGTTCTAGACACTAACCAACTCCGTGCACTCGTTCCCTCCGCGTATGCAACTCAACCGCATGAATCCCGGTCTTCTCGCTATACCTATATCCCAACGTCTGAAGTTATAGATGGTCTCATCGCGGAGGGGTTCGCGCCATTCAAGGCGGTACAGTCTCGTTCTCGCATTGAAGGTAAGAGCGAATTTACTAAACACATGATTCGATTCCGGCACCCGGACGCGATGAGCAACGTTAGCGCATCTGGCAATGTGCCGGAGGTTGTCTTAATCAACTCTCACGACGGCACATCCGCATACAAACTTCTGTCTGGAATCTTTCGGATGATATGCACAAACGGAATGATTGTTTGCGAAAAAAATATGGGGGAGATCGCCATACATCACAAAGGCAACATTGTAGACCGTGTTATTGAAGGGTCTTTCGAGATCGTAGGTCAGTCTCACAAGGCACTGGAGACAATCGACACCTGGAGCAACCTTCAACTAACGGCGGGTGAGCAGGTGGCATTTGCAGAAGCGGCCCATTCTCTGCGGTTCGCAGATGCGGACGGGAAAATTGATACTCCCATCACGGCGTCTCAGTTGCTCACTCCACGTAGACGCGAAGATCGCGCGGAGAATGGTGGGCACGGTTGGAGCCGTCCGGCACCCGACTTGTACCGGACTATGAATGTTGTACAAGAAAATGTCATACGCGGAGGACTCTCCGCGCGTTCTGCGGGTGACGGTCGGACGCGGGGCCGCATGGTAACTACACGGGAGGTACGCGGTATAGATCAAGATGTGCGGCTCAACCGTGCACTCTGGCAACTCGCGGAGAGAATGGCAGAACTGAAGGGAGAGCGCGTAGCAGCATAAGCAGATGACACGGGGAGGCAACTCCCCGTGTAATGCGCTGGCAGTCCGTTCAAAGTCGGACGCATTAGAAAATGAGGGTTTTCCGATGACATTTGACGATCTTAATTTAGATAGCCTGGAAGCTGCGGAGTTGATGGCATTTTGGGGTCGCACTAACTCCGTCCGTCCGCTGTCGTTTGCGCGTGAACTGTTCCCGTCTAAGCCTGCCGGATACGTCGCGGCAACTAAAAGCCTGGGCCATTATGCCAGCAATAAAGCAACCGCGATAGATTGCAGGCTTCGCGGTGACATTCAAGCGGCTTTAATGTATGAGGAGATAGCAGATCGCATCTATAGCGAGTTGCCGGAGTTTTCCCTTTGGTAGTTTTGTAGTACAATCATTTTATAGTTACCGGGTGCAAACCCTCAAACCTAAATAGGAGTTAAGATCATGGCAAAATTTTCAGTTGAAGTTACCGTCACGGCGTCCGTGACATACACGGTTGAAGTTGAGGAGTCCAGCGAGTCCCGCGCGGAGGATGTTGCTACGTCTCTATGGCGCTCTCAGTTGCCGGAGGACTTCAGGGTCGCCAAAGGTTACATCACGGATTGGGATGCGGAGGTTAAGCAACTGTCTTGGGCGTGTGAGTCCTGCGAGATCGCAATATCTGAGAATGACTCGCGGCGGTTTGATGCAATGTGCCGGGAGTGTTTCGAGATCGCGCGACATGACGATTTGATAGCTGAGGCACGTCGGAATCACACTCCTCATTCCTTGATTAAGACGCAAAGGTTTTGGCAGAAAGTAGCGTCGGCGGGTGGGGTAGCTGCGTGGGGGTATGCCTACGCAAACGGAGAGTTCAACCGCTAGATCGTCACGGGTGCAAACCCTCAACCGCGCGGACGGCGCGTTATCCGTCCAAAGGGGATTCAATGGCGAAGGTGATTAACAATAATTGCAACGGCGATGGGCCGCATCGCGGTTCTCAGGTTCGCTTGCTTCCTACGGGCGGCGGCGGTAACGCTATCCTTTGCCGCGCGTGCTTTCGGCGGGAGATGGCTTACCGCTATGATCGCAACCGCGAAGTTAAGGGTTCGTTTGATATTCCAGTTTGGGACTCTCTCAAAGTCTATGGGGATGCGGACGAAGTTTAGAACGGCTTGCGGAGATCGTCACGGGTGCAAAACCCTCAAACCGCGCGGACGGCGCGTTATCCGTCCAAAGGGGATTCAATGGGAAGCAAGTTTGTGGCGGCTGCGCGTGCGGAACGGCTGAGGGTCGTAGCGCGTGAGATCGCGGCGGCATGGGGTTCGGAGTGGACGGCGCGGGAGGATGCTGACGAAGAGACGCGGCGGGATGGTGGTTTCATGTATCTGTGTCACGTCTCAGATAGTCGGCGCATCGTTCTCACAGTTAATACCTGGGATGCTAAGCCGAAGATGGACGTTCACGGCACTTATGTAACCGGGCCGGACTATCTCGGTTTGCATGGCTGCAAGTCGAATCAGCGGCCAAGTATCAGCGTCTCTTTAGATCGTCCTGGGGCCGCTCTCGCAAAGGATATTGCGCGGCGGTTCCTGCCGGAGTACACGGCGCTGTTCACTGACATCTGCGCCATAGTCATCGCGCATCAAGAGGCTTGGGATGCTAAGGCGGGGGCGGCGGGGCGGCTCGGCACTCTCGCGGGTGCGAAGCGGATAGACGCGGCGGAGTGGCGTGGGTGCGCGGTTGAGGGTCGCGTGTTCAATACGGGGCGTGTGGTTGTCGATCTCCGCGCTGAGAACCTAACAGAGTCTCAGGCGGCGGCGGTGATTCAGTTGGTCAATTCATTCAAGGGAGGTAGTTGATGGACTATCGGGAGGGGATGCAGGTTCTTCGGGCCGCGCGTCTCCATGCTCCTTCTATCGTGCGGTACGCGGGGAAGTATCACGTCTTCAGTCGGACGCGGTTGATTTCGTCCGGCCCCAGCATTTTTGAAGCTCTCGACAGTGGGGGTTTGCTGGTGCCGGAGAACTCTCCGACTAACATCTTCGCGGCTCACGATTACGAGATAAGACAGGGGCCGGAGCGGGTCGCCCTGGCGTTCTCTAAAACAATGGCTCAACGCATCGCAAACGCGTTAAACGAATACATACCGGGAGATCGTAAAAAATGAAGTTTCAACTTGAGATTCGATTGGGAAATGACGCGTCTAAGACTGCTGCGGATGTGGCTGGGATGCTGGCTGCATTGTCCACTAAATTGCTCGGCATCGGGGATATGGAGTTGGCTGCTAGGCATGGGGGCAATCTCTTCGACCTCAACGGCAACCGGGTTGGCGAGTGGAAGGTTGGTGGACGGTGAGTAGTCCAGTTGTTCTACCTGTCGGCAAGCGTCCGCATTGCCTTTACTGTGACAAGGAACTTCGGCCTAACTATGATCGTGCTTCTATGCCGTGGCGTCTTTCAGATGAGGAGCGGAGGGAATGGCGCAAAGCTAATCCGCGCGTCTTCGATGGCACTTACGGACATTACAACGATAACTTTTTTTGCGGTCTAACCTGCGGTCATCAGTGGGCCGTCAAGATTGCGCGTCAAGGGGTGCGGTTGTGAGCGCGAACCCGGAGATCGGGCGCGAACTCTCGGCGGCGGAACTGGTCGTCAAGACGGTTGTGGTTATCTCGCGTGAGGGTCGCGCGGGGGCCGCTACTGCTTGGGTGCGTGAGATCGGACTGGATTTTGTGGCCTTCTTCTTGGGCGTTGGCAACATCACTCTCCTCCTCTACATTCGGGAGGATGGCAAGCTGGTTGACGATACGGGCGGGGTGATTCAGGTCTTTGAATATCTCGGCGCGGTCTGACAACTCAACTTAGAACCCCGTGGGGCGGCGTGCCAACGCTCTCCACGGGGTTTTCTTTTGCCGGAGGATGTCTAGGGCGTCCGGGGTTCTGGCGGCTCGTCCTGGGGCATTTTCAGCTTATATCCAGACCTCTACAATCTGCGGCTCGTCGTCCGTGTCTCTCTCTAGTCGGACGCAATGCGGCGGCACCTGGGCGCGAACTCCGTCCAGCGTATCGGCTAAGTGGAACCAATCGGCGTCGGCGGTCGGCACTCCCGGCACCACTCCGATAAGCCAACGGCGCACCACGAATTTATCCGGGTAGTCGCGGGGCCGCTCGTAAATCACGAACATCTCCATCACGGTTGCGCTCATGGCTGCGGCTCCTGGCAACAGGAGTGCTCGGCACAGAATCCCTCCATGTAGAGGCAGACGGCGGTGAGTCTCATAGGGCACTTCAGGCGCAATACTTCTCCGCATCGCGTACAGCGTCCAACCTGTCCGGCTCCATCAAATTCTGCGACTACCCACGGGGTTTCATTCCGGTACTGGTTCATCATTTCGGCAATAATCTCCGGGCCTTCGTGATCTGGTTCTCGACTAGCAACATCGCTTCGGGGCCGTCGTTCTTCTGCGCTACCTCACGCAAGATCGGTAGGCCGCTCTCAAACGATTCCAGTGCTTCGGCACGGGTCGCGGCTCGGCCTTGCTTGTACCACTCCACGCGGAACGGTCGGCCAAGTTGAAACAACACTCCATCTCCGGCTCCCTTCTTACCCTTCACGTCCATTAGCCGATGGTGGCGGGAGTACCAAAGCAAAGTGACTCCGGGGTTGCGCTCCACCATCACCCCTGGGGCGGGTTTCTTCTGCTCCATTCCCCCTTCCCGGCGTGTCATGTGCGGCTTTGACAGGAACGGGCAATTACGCGCGGCGTACTGGGCACATTCGCGGTGGCTGGGCGGCTCTGAGGAGATGCGGTTGACGGCGCACATGGGGCCGATGACGAAGACCTCTTCGCCAAACAAGGGCGTCCCGCATGTCCAGCAGAGATGATGGTTGATGGCGCGGAGGAACTTTCGCATGTCCATCGCGCGGAACTCCGGCTCTCCGTTTACCCAATCCACAAAGTAAGGCACGGGGTAGCCGCGTTTGTCGATGGGGAGGTTCTGCATGAACCTGGGCGGGGGGCCGATGTCGGGCCGGAGTTTGAACGGGCAAGCTGGGGCGGTGGCGGTCATTTGATTGCATCCTTCAGGGCGTCCGCAATCTCCGGGGAAAGAGCGCGTAAATTTTCGATGGCTTGGCGGTAGGCTGCACGGGCACGGCGAAGCTTCAGGTAACTCGCTACCATGCTCCACACTGACAGGGCAACTCCTGCGGTTAGCAGATACCTCCACCCGTTCGGCCATCTCTGGTCGGATAGATGGGTGAGGCTAACCCCCATGATGAACGTCGCGGGGCCAAAAGCCATCAGTTGATAGAGGTCGTCTTTTAGATGAACCCGTTGCCAGTGCATCTCTCGCACATCCGGTTTTTCGTTCGGTTCCACCCGCTCCCCTGGCACTCCGCGCAAGCTGTTACCTTCCCCGTTCCTTTGCATTTTTTGCACCCCCTGTTTGGTTTGGCGTCTCTGGTGTGACGTGAGCAACTACACTTCCCGGTGTGATTGGGCCGGAGCGCGGCGGCGGCGATGTCGGAGTTGTCCATCAGTGGAACCCCACAATCCAGCGGCGAACCTCGGCGCGGTTGTCAATCCATCCGGGTAGCAGCATGAAACCCACTCCAATCTGGTTCCCTGGGTGGTTCTCAAGCTCCGGGTGCTTCCCCATGTCGCTCAACATCGACGTGAACCCCTGGCGCGTGTCTCCGGCGTCCAGATACTCAAGGGCGCGTTTCTTCGCCCATTCCAGGTGCTCCTCGCGCGTCATCATTCGGCGGCTCCTGGCTCCGGCGGCACATAGCTCTCCTCGATCTTGCGGAATACGTCGGGGCCGTATCGCTTCAGTAGCAAATCCGGCACGGTGCCGGGGGTGTCCGGCTCCCCGGCTGCAATCCAGTGGTAGAGCATCCTCACAACCTCCGCGCGGTCGGTGCGTTGGAAGACTCCGGGAAACTGCAATCGCAACCCTTCGAGCGCGGCCATAAACAGCATCAATCCGCGCGTGTCCTGGGGGAAGAGTCGGACGATCTCGGTAGCTTTTCCGGCTCCCTCAATGATGAGCGCGTCTAACCGTCGCTTCTCCTCCGGCGTGATTGGTAGCGGCTCCATCATTTCCCTCCCAACAAGTGTTTCCCCTCGCGTTCAAACCATGCTTGGCTTTCTTCTTTAGTGCCTGCAAACTCATCGTTCATCACTCGTGCTCTCAAGGCGTGCAGTCCAAAAATCTGGCAATCACGGATTAGGTCAAGCTGCGGTGTGGCACTGTCTGATTCGTAGTCGTCATACTGTCCGTCTCTGGCTCGTTCCACCATTACCATCGGGGCATTGGATTCTGCGAGTGCTAGGGTCAGTCTTTCTTTGGTCTTCACTTTTTCCCTCCCCATGTTTGCGCGGCCATCGCTCTAATGTGCGGGTCTGTGACGGTATGCCTGTCGATGGCTTCCTTTAGCTGGTCGGCCTCTCCCTGGGAGAAGAAGCGGCCCTCGATCTCCGCGCTGACAGTCTTGAAATGAACCCTGCTTAGATTGTCCTCCGGCATCACTCTCCTCCCTTGTGCGCGGTCATCTCATGGAACGCCATCCAACGCCAACGGTTCCACGGCTTCACGTCGCGCGGGGGCCGTGCATCGCAACGCGGACAGACGCACGGCACCCCAAGATGATTACCGTACCTGCGTGCCGTAAATAAATGCTGCGACTTTGGCGGCAAACAGGCGCGGAGGTAGGTCATATTCAAACGCCACGCTGCGGCATATTTCGATGAATCTGCCGGAGGTAACTGCAATGAGCGCGTCGGGGATGCCATCTGGATTAGCTTGCCGTTCTTGATGGGCTTGGCCGTTGGTTTGGGTGATGCTGGCTGGCGTTGTGCGCTTGACAAGGCGGGTTTCCTTTCGGGTTTGGTGAATCCGGGTTATGTGGTGCTTCAATCCGTGCGGAACCTGGGCGATGAACTCGCAGTGCGGACACTGAAGCGGGTTTGGGGTGTCGGTCGGCACCATCGCGGCGGCGTTGGTCTTCTGCTTCCTTCTCTTGGCCGCTTTTGTGTGGAGTCCGATGCGTCCGTGTTCATACCTGCGGTGTCTGCCTAGCTGCTGGGGGCTGGGAGTGGAATAACTACAGTCGGGGCATTTTAGGGTTGGGGTGGTGGGATTCAATCGTTCTCCTTGTGTAGACGCCTCGCGGCGTCTTCCTCCCCTAGCCGCATGGCTTCCTCCGGCGTCGGGTGGGTTCTACCCCATAGGGGGTGTTGCGTGTTAAACAGCGTCATGGTTTTATCGGCGTTCTCAACACTCATGTAGGCGGTCGCAAAGCCGATGGCATCCAGCAGGTTTTTGCGTGCTTCGGGTTCGGTGAGGCTGCATACCCTGATTCGCGCGGCAACCTCCTCCTCGATGATCGCGGCGGCGGCGGCGGGTGTAGTTACCACGTCGTCCACGATGAGGTTTAGGATGTCGCTTATGCTTCTCACCTGGGAACCCCTCGCTCTTGTTCTTCAATCAGGCGGTGGGCTTGAGCTAACAACATCCGGTCAAGTTCTAGTTTTTGCTGCCGTTCTTGTCGTCGTGTTTGTCGGTGTTCAACTGTTGCGGCGAAGATAGGGACTCCGGCGAGAATAGCGATGGTTGCGAGTCCTGCAAGGTTGAGGTCGGATAGATGGGCGTGCATCGGTGAGGCTCCTTTTTGAATTGGTGGGCTTGGGGGCATGTGGCGAAGTGGGCGACTGCGGGGCTGTCTTCGTCGCGCATGAAGTTCATGGGGATGCGGTCGCCGTTGGGCGTCGTCCACCATTCCATAGAGTCTCCGCACCCTTTACAGCGTCCGTAGTTACTCCGCTCGTATCCGGCTGCAATCATCCCGGCGCATGTGGCGGGGAAGCTCATTGCACCACCCACCAATCGGGTAGCAGGTTGATTTGCGTGAAGTCGTTACCCTCGAACGGCTCGTTTTTTAGCCATTCCACGCTGTCCCGCTTGCCTTCGACGTAGGACGCTAGGCGCAAGATCGGTTTGATGCCTGGGCCTTTCAGGGCTACCATCACGGCCTCTTTCCAAAGGTGGCGCGGGAGTCGTTTGATCTCGAAGTTATACCGCTTCATCACTTCCCCGTAGATACGCTTGTACTCTTCAAAGTCATTCTTGCCGGGGGGCTTGATATTGAAGTGCTCACACATTGCGGTTGAGAGTGTCCAGCGGCTATCTGCGATGAGAAACACGGCCTTTGCGTCTGCGGCCTTCGCGGTCATGCTGAGAGCTAGGAACATGCGGCGTTTCTCCTCCTCGTCTTTCCATAACATCGGAATCATTGTGCTGGGTTGGAATCCGTCGCACACTATCCCGGCGCATTGCGCCATCTTTTCATCCTCGCTGTACTTGTACTGAGCACGAATTTTCTTTGCTCTCCACAACAATCCCTCAACCAGCTTTTCGTAATTCTCCTGCGTATCTACCATTCGTCTTCCTCGTCGTCGTAGTTCGCCCATGTACTGTCCCGGCCAATCGTCCAAAAAACGAAGTGCCTCCACCTGGGCGGGATGAGGCATTGCAGTTTGAGCCTGTCGTGCGAGTCTTCGGCCTCGCTCCGGGTGGCATAGCGGAGTTGCAGTTGGTCATGGGGGAAGTTCTTTTTGACGTAGGCGGCGTGGGCCTCGGCCTCGGCTATCAGTGCCTCGTCTCCATACTCCGGCTGTTCTCCCCGGATGGCGCGGGATAGCGCGGGGAGGGCGCAAGGGATTATTGCTTCCGGGTCGGGCGCAAATAACATCGTCTCGAAGATGAGCGGGGGGCCGGACATAAAGCTTTGGTCTAGTCCTAACCACACGGTAGACAACCGCTCCCCGTAGATCGTCCGGGCGTGGCCTACGCTCCGGTTCTCTTCCATGAGCATCGCCCACTTGATTGTCGCGGGGAGGAGATCGTCGTCAAGGATGGGCTTGCCGTCCGGGTGGTAGTACATGGGCCGCGTGGCACGCCATCCCAATACATCTTCTCCGTCCCGCTTTACCTCTTCGGTCATGCTCTCCCTTTCAGTTCGGGGAGGGGGGTTGTGGGGTGTGCTCCGGTAGCTCACCCTCTCCCCCTCCCTTCCCTATCCAGAACGTGCCGGAACCCTGCCGGGGAACCTGCGGTGTCCTGTCCTTCCGGTGGCGTCTTAAGCCGTCGCCGGAATCTCAATGGCAAAACTCTTCCATGTATTCGTCATATGCCTGTTGAAGTTTCACGGATAGGTCTTGGGCGTGAACGTCTCGCCAATCCGCAAATTGCGCGTCGTTGTATCTCGGCCCTTCGCCGCTGCCGATGATTAGCTTCTCTGCAAATTGGTAGATATTTTTATCCACTCCTGCGGGTGTCAGGTCAATCGTTGGTGCAACGTTTACCTTCGTGGGTTCACTCATCGCCTTCCTCCTCCTCCTCGTCGTCGTCTTCTACAAGTTCGGCGGTGGCTTCCGCCTGGGATAACGCTTCATCAACGGCCATGCCTTCATCGTCGGCCTCGACTTCGATGCTTGCTTCGGGGATGTGTACGCAATACTTAGGCACTCGCGGCCTCCTTTGCGAACAATGCGGCTTCGATCTCGGCTCCGGTGATCTTCCATCCTTCGCCCTGGGGCCAACTCGCTACTACTCTGTTTTTGAATCGCTGATACCAGCGAAGGGCTAACTCCTCTTCCATGTCTCCGGCCAAGAGGTCAAGCAGGATGGCTAGTGCAAGCTGCGCGGGGCCGCTGCCGTTGTATCCCCAGCTAAACCCGGTAGGGGAATGGTTCCTGACCTTCAAGGATTTCTCCGGGGTTAGCGGCTTCCCGTTGGCTAGGACAATGCCGTCGGGTCGGCCTTCATAGACTTTGGTAGCGCGTTTTACCAACGTCTCCGCAACCGAACACTCGTTGCACTGGAAGGAGGTCGGCTTGATCTCATCAATGACCTTCTGCGAGAAATACGGCCAGCCTGGGTCGCCACATGAGCGGCACGGGATAGGCTCTTTGCGGTCGTCGGGATAATCCTCGCGTGGGGCTGGCCATAGGGTGATGATGACTTCGTTAGGCACTCGCGGCCTCCTTCTTCTTGCGTGTCGCCCTGGGCTTGACGCTGGCGGCTGGCGGCTCCTCGTTGACGGCGGCGACTTCGCCGTCTTCAAGGTAGACGCCAACCTTGCCGGACGTGTCCACCACTTCAACAAAAATCTGGTAGTCGTGGGCCTCGGCCATCTCCGCAAGAATGTGCATCGCCTTGTCGTCCAAGAGTGAGCCGTCTTTGATTCGCATCACGCGAAGCTCCGGGTTTGCGGCCATCCCGATAGCGACGGCGCACCTGATCTGTTCGGCGTTGCTTACCTGATTGAAGGGGAACCCGCGATATACAACCTCGTCCTCGCCAAACGCCAAACCGGGTACGGGGAACTCGGCCTTCGTGAGTGCTTCGGTCTTCTGCGCCTCGCGCGTATCAAGGGCTTCGCTCAAGGTCACGATCTCCGTCTCAAGCTGGGCGGCTTCCCGGTCGTACTGCTCATAAAGGCTGCGGCGGTCGATGCCGGAGTTGGTCTTGCGTGCGGCCTCGATCTGCTCGGCAAGCTGGGCGGCGTTGCGCGGCTCGGCCAACGGCTCCCACTTGCTTTTTTCGGCCTTCATCGCGTCAAGTCGGGCCGATGCTTTTTGCTGCTCCGCTTTCATCCGCGCAACCTCTTCCGCTATTTGCGCGAGTTTTTTGGTTCGTTCTTCTGAACTGCGGATTAACTGCTCACCCTCCTGCTCGAAGTCCTCGCGCTCCCGCTTCTGCTGCTCGATGGCGGCGTTGAAGTCGCTGGCCTCGCGTAGCTGCTTGACTAGCGCGGCCTCGTCCACCTTCGCCTTCGGCAACCCGTCCGGCACATACACGGCATCCCGGCGCGTCTCTACGGCAATCTTCTCCTTCTTGGCCTCGCGGCGGCGGAGGTAGTCGGCCTGATAGTCGGCCTCAAGCTGGTCAAGGTCGATCTCCACCTTGACGAGTGAGCGCAACACTTCAAGCTGTTTCTTCGGGTGCATCCGCAAAAACTCCAGCGGGTCAAAACTGATCTTGCCCATGTAGCTATCGAGCAATGCCTGGGCACCCTGGAAGCGGTTGCGCGTGTCTTTGGCCTCGATAACAAGGGTTCCGTTCTTGCTGCCTCCCTCGGTGAAGCGGCGGGTGACGATGATCTCGCCCAAGTCAAGCTGAATGGTGGCGCGGCCTGAACCCTTGCGGACGGGCTGCGATGGCACGGTGCTCGTCCCGGTCAAAGCCCATTCGATGCCGTCTAGCACGCTGGTCTTGCCGGAGCCGTTGGCTCCGCTGATGCGGTTGATGTACTTGTTCGGCGTCAAGTCTAGAACCTTGAGCCTTTTAACGTTCTCCTGCTTCATTCCAATGATTCTCAAGCTGCTACCTCTTTCGTGGGTTCAGTCTTCGCGGGGGGTGCAATCCCCATCTTCGTCTCGATGATGGCAAGCCGCACATTGATCGCGCCTAGCTTTTCTGCCATCTCCAAGCGGAAGTTTTTAAGCTCCGTTGACAACTCTTTATAGTCGGAGCGGTTGAAGAGTAAGCCGATGAGCGATACGAGGGTTGGGATGGATACGGCTAGGAAAAGTTGGGCGGTGGGATTCAACGCGGCCCTGCTTTCTTCTTCTTTGCTGCGATGGGTTCCGGCTCTTGGTGGCCGTTGGAGTAGTGCTGTTCAAGTAGCTCGTTGACGATGTAGTTGCGAGATCGCTTGCGGCGTCTCGCCTCTTCGTCCAGCTTCGCAACGATGCCTATGGGAGTGCGGAGTGTTACGGTCGTGGATTCCATAGACCACACTCTATCACAGATGAACACAAAGTAAACGCAAAAAAAATACCGGAGAGGTCGTGGACTCCCCGGTTCTCAGTTTGTGCAAAATGAAGAAGTGCCTTCAGTCGATCTTACCGTATGTCCTGGTCACGGTGCCGTGGATACCAGCGGCTATCAGGCCGATGCAGAGGTAGATGGCAAGGGCTGTCCATGTTAGCTCGAAGCGGAAGACGACGAACAACGCGACGGCGGCAAGGGCGGCGTTGCTCAAGATCGCGGCCCATCCCTGGATGCGGGGCATGAACAGTTTGGCGAATTGCAGGGCGGTGGTGATGATGATGGCGCAAAAAAGCATCCGCTCCGGTTCGGTGAGGAAGTCGGCGCGGATGGCGGTAGGAAGTGAAAGTCTGTTAACCATTGGCTGCAACCCATCTTACAAAAAGAGGGCCGGGGTGTGGCTCCCGGCCTATAAATCCCTAGAGGGAGTCTTACTCCCACGCCTGGAACTATACGCTTTTCAGGCGGCTATGTCGGTGGTGATGATTAGCGGTTCCACGTCGGCGCGAACGGCTTTTACTTCCCAGTAAAACCGCTGCGAAACGTACTCCGATCGCACAGTAAACTTGCCGTCTTTGACCCTGGATGCTGCCAGCTTGCCCATATCGGTGTCGTCGTCCTCGAAGAGTTCGGTGAGTTGTACGGTGCGGCCTGTCTTGGCGGTGAGGGCTTCAAAGTAATCCGGTAGCGTGATGGTGGCGAGTCCGTCTTCTCCGGTCTGCCCTTCCCCGCGATAGTAGACGCCATGCTCCGGGCCTTCGAGACAGCCGTGAATGAGTTGTTTGCTTGGGTCGTTTGGATGGATAATTTTGAAGGTCTTGGACGCTGCGGTCATGTTGCCGATGATGGACAGGTTGCCACTTTTGTCCAGTACCATATTTGGGGCTGAGGCTCCTCCCACGCTTGCGCCGGGGTTGGCATCGAACCACTTGAATCCTCCCGGTGTGGCTCCGCTGCCGTTGATGAAGTCCGTCTCTCCGTTCCCTCCGCTGAGGTTCCACGCGACATTCAAACCTTGCTTCACGGTGAGCGAGCCGGGATTACCGCCGACTACATTGAGTGCGCCGGGAATACTCATGTTGGCGCTGGCGTCAATCTCCACAGCGGCGGCGGCTCCATAGATAACAAGTTGAGCCTTGTTGTTCACAGGGTCATAGCAGAACAAGGCGCATTGGTTGGCTGTCTCCGCTTTGCCCACGGCGAGATAGACCGAACCGCTGGTCACGTTGGGCTGCAAAATGGAGGCGGCGACCGTCCCGGCTCCGCTGGTTGTATTGTTGACAGTCAGTTTGCCCGTTCCAGTGAGCGTCATGGTGGGTACGGTGCTGCCGCCTATTGCCGTACTGGGAGCGACGGAGTACCAGTTGAATCCGTTGCGTAGTCCACCCGTTGATACGTTGATGAAGTCGGCCTCACCCGAACCGCTCGATAGATTCCACATCGTCATCAAAGAGCCGATTGCATTTGTGTTTATACCTGCGGCTGCATTGAAGTCGGACGATACTATTTGTCCGGTAAGGTTGCCGGATAAATACAGGTTCCCGGCCTTGTCAAGACGCATAGTTGAGGTCGTTGAGCCGTCAATCGCTGTTCCCGGTGCAACGTCGTACCATGTGAATCCCCCAAATGCTGCTGCATCGCTCACGTTGATGAAGTCTGTCTCCTGTTCGTTGCCGAACTGGGTCGATGCGTTCCACGCCATCATCGCGGCTCCGGTGCGTCCCGGCATCGCTTCCGCCACAATCTCATTGTTTGTTCCAGCGACTATCAGGTTGCCGTTTGGTACGGGGAGATTCCCTTCTGTGTTGAAGCGTGGGACGGTGGCCGGGTCGATGGGTGCTGTCCATGCGTCTCCATCGGAGACGGCGATTCCTGCGGCGGGATAGGTGGCGAGGGTGGCGGGGTCGATGGAGTCTGTCTCCCATGCGGTTCCAGTGGAGACACCGATGCCTGCGGGGGGATAGTCGGGGCCATCCGGCCCATCGGGTGTATTGGCGAAGGTGCGGACGGGGGAGTTGGCGACGGTGGCGGCTCCGAAGCTGGCGGACGGGGATGCGATGGCTCCTCCCGGTTGAACGACAAGGGCGGCGGCATTGGTTCCTCCGATGTAGGTGCCGCCGTCTCCCACTTGGCCTTGCAGGACTACCGCGACGGGGCTTTTAACTAGTAGCGGCTGGGCGGCGGGGGATGTGATGGCAGGTACGGTGAGCGTGTTGCTTACGGTGGCGGCGGGAGTGGTGAGCGCGGGGGTGGTGATGGCTCCTGTCTCGTCAATGACCGTGGGGGTTGTGCCTTCGCCTCCGATGTAAGTCTTGCCGCATCCGGCGAGTGCGTTGATGTTCACGTATCCCGGTGTTCCCGGTGCTCCCGCTCCTGTTCCCGCTACGCCTCCATAGAGAATTACGTTGCCGCCGTCGCCGTTGGTGCTGCCTGCGGGTGCGTCTCCTCCGTCGCCTCCGCGCATGAATAGCTCTGCGGCTGTCCCGGCTTTCTGTCCGGTGGTTCCGGTGGTGTCCTGGCCGTCTCCTGCCGTGAGCACTAACCGCGCAGCAGAGTCCGCAGGGTTGCCGGGGATGGCGGCGGGGCGGTGGCCTTCTATCAAAAGCTGAAACCCTTGTAGTTCCAAGTCCGAAGTAAACGGCAAAAATCCATTCATGTAAATCATCGGGCCAACGTAGGCGGTGCCGTTCCATTCGTAGTACAGCGGATTGGGGCCGCGCTGGTCTTCGATGTTGACGGCTCCGCTGCCTCCGGTCACGGCGGCGATGGTATCGCTGCCCTGATAGCCAGCGGGAATGATGACGCGGTATTCCTGGCCGTCTGCGGTGGTCTGGGTGACGCCAAAGCTAACCGCTTGCTGGATGGTTTGCAGAAACCCCTTGCCCACATAGAGGTCGTTGTTGATCTGCTGGTTCTGCGTCGGTGCTGCCAGTGTCGAAGTGCTCATGTGCGGCTCCTATTGGTAGGTTGCGGGAATATCTGCCCTCATCGTGCCGCCGTACATCCCCACAAAGTTCTGCACGGTGTAGGAGTTTGGCGCGGGGTTTACTGCGGTTCCGTTCTCACACTGCACGGGCCATGTGAACTTGTAACCGCCTTTGGCGTCCTGGTGAATGATGAAGGTGTAGAGCACGCCTGGGATGATGTTCCTGATGCGCGGGGTATCGACGTGGCTTACCATCTCGATCTGCCAGCAAACAGCAACATTGCAGTCAAACAGCATGGAGCCGGAGGATTCGACTTTTCGGAAGGTTCTCATCAGAATGTGTACGTACCGGGGCCGATGGGTAACAGTAGGGTGGTGCTAATCGCAACAAAGGTCTGAATGGTGATGGAGCCGGGAGTGGGACAGATCGGATAGGCTTGATTGCGTGTTCCGGTTGGTGCTGGGCCACTCGGCCAAAAAAAGACGTGCCCACCTGTTGCATCCTGAATGATGATGAAAGTGTAGAGGTTGCCGGGAATCATGTTCGAGCATGTGGAACCATCCGAATCTCCCGCGAGAGTGAGTTGAAAGGCTGTTCCCTGCGTGCCGTCGAAGTCTTCAAAGCCGCTGTAGGGCACGATTACCAGTTGGGGGATGATGAGCGGCGGGAGCGGTGCCGGGGGTAGGCTGGGGTCGAATGGTTCTGTGTTGGTGAGATCGTAGTCGTTGCTGCCCAAAAAAATGTAGGCGTTGCATTGCAGGATGTCTCCGTTGGGGTCGCGGAAGGTGACGGTGTAGTAAGTCCCTGGCGGCTCGATGAGATCGTTCCCGGTGACGGTCACGCTGAAAGCGTTCCCCGGCGCGGAGACTGGGACGCTATTCATCTCGGCGGTATAGTAACTGCCGTTCTCGCTTCCCACTCCGCGACACACGGGCGAACGGCTTCCATAGCCGCAAAGCATGATGTCTACGGTTGCGCCGGGGTCTTCGTCGGTGTCTCCCACCCCTTTAAGTTTGCCGTGTACGGTCGCCATCTCTAGTCCTCCATATTGAATTGATAGATTTCGAGTGTGGCGATGTTCCCGGTTTCTTCTCCGGTGGGGACGAAGCTGGCGGCGACGGCAAAGCGGATGGCCGGGTCGTCGCCGGGGGCGATGTTGTAGAGGTTGGTCGATATACCTTCCTCCGGCTCCGGGGAGTCCGCGATGTTGGTTAGAAAAGTGCCTTGCATCTTGCCGCTGATGGTCGAATACATCAAGCGCGTTCCCACGATAAGCCACATGGTTTCCGGGAGATCGTCGTCGCCTCCGATTGGCTCCGGCATGGAGATGATGACTTTGCTCCATACCGATTCGTCGGTAAGCTCCTCCGGGTTGCGCGTGTCGTGCGACAACCCCAGCAACCAAAGGGTCAACTCGCCTGGGGTTCGAGCGCGGACGGTGCCGCTCACAACGACATTGAACGGGCGGTGATCGTGACTCGCGGAGCCGGGGATGCTCAAGATGCACGGGATGGTTGGCTGTCCGGCGTTATCGGTTGCCCTGAATATCTCCGGGGTGGCATCGTTGACGATGAGCGGGAGGGCGGCGGCGGCTTTGACGATGACTGACATTTGTAGTTACTCCTATCCAAAGAAAGTTAGCGGCCCCACGGTTGCGAGTCGCGGGTGTCGGCCTAGCTGCTGCATGATGTTCTCGCGGAACCACGGGCGGGTGATGTTGTTCAACTCCACGTAGTAGAGGGCGAGATGTTTGCCGTCGTCGTCCTCTACGTTGATGTTGGTGTCGTCGGCGGTGCCCTGGTAGATGTCGTCTATCAGGGCGAGTACGCGGCGGAAACTGGCGTCTCGCGGGTCGATGATGACTTTGGGCTGGTCGGTGCCGATGTAGTCCGGCGCGGTCTGGATGACCTTGTGCCACTCTCCCCATCCGGCCTTGACGCGGTTGGCTAGTACCTGGGCGACGGCAAGCATCCCGTCTGAACCTCCGTGATGATGGGCCTCGGCAACGGCGAAGTCCACGATGCGGCCCTTGATGTAGTTCTCGTAGGTCAACGCATCCCCTTCCGCTTCTCTCGAAGCTCCGCGATGTACTCAAAATAAAGTTCGCTGGCGGCGTTGTGGACGGGTTCGCCAAACGCCTTGTTTACCTCGTCCTCGGTGATGATCTCCTCTTGCATCAGCCGGAGGAGCGCGGTGCGCCATCCCCGGTACTTCTCATCGGTCGGCACATCGAACTCATCGAAGCGCATTACAGACCACTCCGGGCCTCGCGGGTACTGTAAATATGTAACGTATTTGGGTACGCGCTGGCCGTCCTGCCATACCCATCCGCTGATTCCCACCCGGTCTAGGATGACCTCTTCGTGTAACCAGAATCGGGCGGTGCTGCGGGTGTAGGTCTTGAGCGCGACGAGTCCGGTAGCTGCATCGGTTCCCCACCCTTTGAAGATGGCTGGCTCGATGCTGCAATCAATCCCGGCATCGCGCATCTTCTGAAAGACGGCGTGCGGGTGAAGGATGTTGACTAGCCGCATCTCCTCATTCTCGCGGCCTATCCATCGCTCCTGCCCCTGCCATCGGAACGCCTTGCGTGCGCGGTAGTTGTCGGCGTACATCCGTGCCTCCTCCTCGATAAGCTCCTGGCTGCTGCTGTCGGTGTACGGCAACGGGTCAGTAACTACAGGGGTTGGAAGCTCGTCGTCATAGCTCTTTTCGCTACGCTTGAGGTTGGAGCGGATTTCGCTAATTTCCGGCATTGGGTTCGAGACTCCTTCGTATCGTTTCGGTGCGGATTGCAACCGATATAGCAATACCCGTGACTCGCAACCACTCTCTAAACTCTGCTCGTTCCTGTTCGTTGGTTAGGTCGATGATAGGTTTCTTGGATAGTTCCGCCATCGCTGTATCGAGTGCCTTTTCAACATTGTTTGCTATACGCGCTTCCTTGCTAATTTCCGGCATTGGGCTTGGCTCCTTGCTTTTGTTGATCGCTCTCCATCTCCTGACGGAACGCTTCGCCTGCTAGTGTCGCAGCATAGCGCGTAGAGATGTTGTGCTTGGCTGCATAGTTAAGTAGGCTTGTCAGTCGCGGCTTGGTGGCCGCGTAGCCTAGTAGCTTCTCCGCACTCGCCTCTCCCCCTCCGAAGATTGCTCCTGCGGCATATCCCGGCCCCGCCGTCTTCGCCCATCCTCCGGGAATCATGGAACCCAACATTCCGGTCGCCCAACCTACCTTGCTGCCTACGGTGTGCGCTCGGTTCACAATCTCTTGGAGTATGGATGCGATTCGCTGATTCTTTGCCGGGTTCTTGGCGGTGTCGGCAAGATCGTAGAGCGAGTTGAGTCCCTTCTCGCCCATTAGCTCTACCATGCGCTCCCGGCCAACACCTTTATCGCGCTCAAGCTCCGTTAGCTGGTTAAACAATTTCTTGCCATCGAAGCTATTAGCTCCTCCCCGGTCTGCGGCTGTCTCCGGCGTCCCGAAGTCGAACGACTTTACAAGCGAGTCGTGAATTTTATCTAGGGTGTAGTGATCGTGGAACGCATCACGGGCGCGGTCGGTCGCCTCGCGTGCGAGTTGGCCGTAGCTGGTGTCATCGAATCCGCTCATCAACTCTTCCATGTTGGCTCGTGCGGCGGCTTCCTGGGCGCTGTCTCCGCTGGCCTTTGCCGCCTGGATAGCGGCGTTGGCCTTGCGCCATCGGCCTTCTGTGGCTTGGTCGGCGGCGTCGTAGATGTCACTGGCCTTGCTGCCTAGCTGCTTTGCGGCCTGTCCGTAGTCGGACACTGGCGCGGCTTTGTCGGCAACGCCTAAGCGGTCAAAAGCTGCCTGTAGTACGTCGGTGGCACCCTGGCCGAACTTGCCGGGTGCGGCCTCGGCTGCTGCGGTCGCGGCTTTGAGGGCTGCAACGCTTCCTGCTGCTCCCTTAATGATGGCCTTCCCTCCTGCGGCTGCGGTTCCCAACGCGCCATGCAGCACCATCCCGGTTAGCGCGGCTGTCTCTGCGGCGTCCTTGTCGCCTCCGCTTTCGATGTACGCCTGGGTTCCCAGCTTGGCTCCGGTTCCGGCTACGGCGGTGGCTCCCTTGAGGGCTTTTACTCCGGCTGCGACGACGGGCTGTAGGCCGGGATATTTTTCTACAACCTTCGCAATCTTTCCCATCTCTGCAATGCGTTCGGCTGCGCTCAAACCCTCGGCGGCTTTGCCCAACCACATCTCCGGCGCGAATACCTCCGCAACGCTCTCCCCCCACCCTCCCACCTTCTCCATCGCGGTCGTCTGATCGGTGCTTCGCTTCAACCAATCGGAGGCTTCCTGGGCTATCTGTGACGCCTTGCGGGTGGTGTCGGTCGCGCCGGGGTCGTTGGGCGCGATGACGTACTTGTTGAGGAGGTCAACCGCACCTGCGACGTGCTTCTGTGCCTCCTTCACTGCGCCGGACAGGATGCCTACGGTGGGGTCGTAGGTCTTGAGATCGTCCCAAAGCTTGCTCCCGAATCCCGGTTGCGCTGGCGGTGTCGGCGGCGTCGGCGGCGTCGGCTGGGGTGAGGCTGGGGCGGCGTCAACTGTGGCTCCGGGGGGAAGCTGCGGCGTGCTGTCAACCGTCGCTCCCGGTGGGAGTTGCGGGGTGCTGTCAATCGTGGCTCCGGGGGGAAGACTAGAAGGGGACATAGTTGGTTCCCTTCGCGTCGTCGGCATATCCGACTGCCTGACCTGTCTTATCCCGCACGGCGAACTTACCGGGCGGCGGCGTCTTTGCTCCTCCTGCTGCTGGCTGGGCCGCTGCTGCCCCTGGCTGCGCTGCTGGCTTCGAGTAGAGGAGACGTTGCGCCTCGTCTCCTAGCCCGTAGCCCTTGAGTGCATTTTGGCTGTCTTCGCTCAAGAGGTCGGGTACGTCGGTTCCTATCGTCCGCTTGTAGCGGTCGTTGAGGGCGGCGGTGCGGATGAGCGCGGTGTGAGCGAAGCTCTTGATCGCGGCCTCCATCTGCGCCGGGGATGCGTTCTCGTCCAACATCTTGTGACCTTCCTTGATGTCGGCCTGTTGGAGCGCATGGTTGTTGTTGAGGAAGTTCTGATACTCCGTCCTGACGGCCTCGATGTCGGGGAGAATCGCTTGAACTTTGGGGTCTCCCGTCATGGTGCGAAGTTTGTTCAGCGGCGTATTGAGAAGCGGGATGTTGGTATTGCGAAGCTGGGCGATGCTGTTGGAGAGATTTTGGGCGTGTCCCAGGAACGTGTTGAAGGACTGGATTTGATCGGCCTGTTTGCCGTCCGCATAGTCCTTGATGAGTGCCTGTTTCGAGTGGTACAAGGCTTCCGCATCCTCCGGGCTGAAGTGCTTGCCTAGAGTCTTCATGGAATAGGCGTCGGCAAGCGGGAGCATTGCGTTGTACTCTTTGGCGCGTTTGGATAGCTGGCTGGGGGCAACTAATCCGTGAACCATCATCTCCGCGTTCTGCTCCGGGGTTCCCAGTTCGGCCTCGCCCTGCTGCCTGATCTGCTTGGCGCGTGCGTTCGCCTCCGCTGCCTGCGCCTGTAGCTGCTGCTTGCGGAGCGGTATCAATGAGCCTTCGTCTTCGGCTTTCTTCTTGTTGGTGTCGGCGTTCTGCTGGGCAATCAACGCCTCGTGAGCACCCTTTGAGACGTTGCTGTTGGCTACAGTTATCGCCATTCTTTGCTTCGCAACCTCGGCGTTGGTTGTACCTGCGGGGATGTTGAATGTATCCGTGATGGTCTTGGTCGCGTCTTTCGGGTCGGTTTTAATGATGTCTACCGGGGTGGGTTGGGTGGTTGGTCTTTGCGCTGCCTCTGCCGAAAGTCTGTAGAAGTTTACCCCTCCTTTGCCGTTAGGTTCGTTGTAAATTATGTCGCCGTTTACCCCTGTATGCCACCCTACCGCCTGGGGGTTTGCGATGCCATATTGGGCGATGGTTTTGGGGTCTGTGGCGTTCATTAACATGGGTTCATACCCCTGTTTTACTAGCTCCGTCATGTTCTTTGTGGCGCGGTCGTTCTGGGCCTGTAGGTCGTCCCGTGACCAATGTTCCTGGTCAAAAGACGCCTTTGCTACCTGGATATGGAGCGCGGCAAGCTGGGCATTATTCAGCATTATTTTCTGCTGCGCTTCGGCCTCTTTGTTGGTCTGGTCTAGCTGGTTTTTCTGGAAGTCCAACCCGCTTTGAATCCCCGCAGATGCGGCCCTAGCTGCCCCTCCCGGCCCCTGTCCAACGGCTAACCCTTTGGCCGCTCCTCCGAGTGCTTCGGCGGCGACTCTGCGCCATATCTCCCCGGTCGTTTCGTGCTGGGGTTCCACCCTTATTGAGCCGTCCGCCTGGGGGGTCGCTTTGTACGATTTATCCCCCACCAATGTCCCTCCGATGGCGTGCAATATCTTGCCTAATTCGGACTGGTGCGCGGCCCCGGCAACCATCTCCGGGTCTTGGCTTGCGGGGGTGGTTTGGGGCTGCGCGGAGGGCTGCGCGGAGGTCAGCGGGTCGCCCAATTCGTTCGTCGGCTGGGGCGGCGGGGTGGGGGTGATCTCGTCGCCTAGTTCATTGAACTGTGGGGGCGGTGTTTGGGACGCTAGTACGTCGGCTGCGGTGTCGGCCATCTCTTCCCTCTCTCTCTACCACTTCCGTCCGGCAAGTCCACCACCCACGGCACCCAACGCGCCAAAGGCGGCGTTCCACGGGCTGTTACCGGAGTTGGCTACATCGGTGGCTCCGGTCATGGCGGCGGTTCCGGCGTTGGTGGTGGCTCCGGCGTAGCTGGTCGGGCTGATGAGTCCGGCTGTCGAACCTAGAACGTTGGCGGCGGATTGCCAATTTTGATACCCCTGCGCGTAGTTGGCCTTTGTGATGTCTAAATCGCCCTGGGCGCGGGTGGCGGCGGCGGCGTTGGCGTTCTGGGCAAGGATGTTGGCGTCCACGCTGGACGGCAAGAGCGTGTTGCCTCCACCCCGCGCGGCCAGGACTTGAGCGGTGGCCTTCTGCGCCTGGGCGTAGTCGGTCGCAACTCCCTCCGCGTTCTGCGTGCGGAGGGCGGCTTCCTCGCCGGGGGCAAACCCGGTCTGCGACGGCCCCGCCTGCAAGATCGGCGTAAACTGGCTGGTGAGCGCACCCGTAATCGCCTGTGACTGACCAAAAATGGTCGAATACTGGTCGGTGAGCATCTTGTAAAACTGGTTCTCCTCGTCGGAGACTTGGGTTTGTCCTGAAGTTGAACCGCACATAGGCCGTCTAACCCCCTTCCTTAGATACCCGTGGGATGCCGTCCCAATCGCCCACATGCGACTTTGGAGCCTCAGATGGGGTAATGTCCCGTATGAGGTCGCCGTTGGACTCCCTGAACCCCATCCGCCTTTTCGCCATTGCTGCCAGTTCTGAGCCTTTGGTGTCGAACAAAATTTGCCGGAAGCTGTTGGCTCTAAGCTGGGCCTCTATCCATGCCATCCCTTTAAGCAGGGCGAGACGGTTGCGGGTCTTGTCTTCCCTGCTGTCGCTGCCTGAGAACAACAGGCTCACCCGTGCGGCGGTCTGAGTTTTGAAGTACAGGATGACCTTGCCTGTCTCGCGCGTCTCCAGTGCCCATGCGTCCTCTCCCGGCTGAAGGGAGAGAAAAAAGTCTGCATCCATACAGTTAGCGTGATAGGGGTCGTTTTCGATGAGGTCTTGCAGATAGGCGCGGTCGCGCTCCTCAACGGGCCTAACTACATAGTTATCAAAGTGAAAGACGGGCGGCGTCATAGTCCCGTCCTGATCGGAAGTATCCGGTAGGTGGGGATGTTCGCATCCCCGTAAAACTGCCGCTGTAAACCATCCCCGGTCGTCGCCTGGGGGGGCATGGCGGCTATCATGTTTGCGCTGCGTCCGGGGGTGTTGGACTCGTCCGGTACGGACGGAACTTGCAGGGTTCCGGTGGTACTTGGGGGGGCGGGTTCCCACCCGCTCATATCGACCATGCTGGCTTGTCTCAGTGTCGCCATTACTGACTCCTTTGTTCCTGCCACGTTTGACCGAATATGGTGTAGGTCAGAAGCTCGTCGGGGGAGTCGATTGCCTCCCATTGAAGACCAAACTTTATGACCTGACACCACACTGGTTTCTGGTTCTGTAAAAGGCTGTGGCGGTTGCTCAAATAGGTTGTGCTGGGAGTCAAGTTGGTAGGGTCTTGCCGGGTGCGCGGTACGGGTTCGTAGGTGCCCTGAATCTCGTCCAAAAGCACTCCTAAAGTGGGGGCGGTTCCGGCTGCATTGCTCTTGATTGCCATCCATGCCAACCCCGCCATCTGCCCCGGATTGGCGAGTACGATGGGGTTGTAATCGACGGTCATGGGGTACGGGGTTCCGGCGTCTGAATGGGTGTTCGTATCGCGTACTCTGATAGGCCCACCCGCCGTAGCTGGGCCTACCATAAGCACCATCGTTCCGGGGAGAATTTCGACCGATTGGAGCGCACTCATTCCCCCTGAGATGAGCGCGGCTGGACTCCAGTTCGCACCCGATTCGGGGGCCGAAGTGGGGGCCATTCTGTACCACAATGTTGTACCGTCTGACAGGTATAAAGCCGTCTCCCCGGAGCCTCCAACGTGCATCGTGAGGTACGCCTTTGCGGGGTCGATCTGGTTGGATAAAGGGGCGATGGGGAAGCTGGCTTCGGTGACACCTGAACCGGGGTCTAAGCTCTGTACCATGCGCTGTCCACCGAACAAATAAGCGGAGGAAAGCAGGGTGGTAAAAGCGTCGTAATGGAGTAGCGGAAGGTTCTCCAACCATGTCGTCATGTATAGCGGGTCGGTGCTGGTTCCGCTGCCCTGGATGATGTACGCATCCCGCAGGGTGAGCACCACCACGCCAAGCGAGATGACCCAAAAGCGGATGATCTTGGATTGCGCGGTGAAGGTGGTATCAAAACCGGCGTTCCCGCTGCTCCCGCTGACGATGGCGTCCGGCCCGGACGACACATAGACCACGTTATTGACGGCGGCGAAGATGCGGCCAAGATGGTAGGCGAGACAGGTTGCGCCGGAGGGTAGCGGGGTTCCCTCCCCTCCCACTTGCGCCTGTAGCTCGGTGTTGAGTGCGCTGTCGGGGAGGTTGTCGTTGAAGCTCCAGGCGGTATTGAGGGTGGCCGGAAAGCGGGTCAATTCAAAGAACGTTGAGCCTCCGGCTGCGGTGCGGTAGAGGATGATCGTGTCGTCCTGGGCGTCGGTCGGGCCTTCCCCCTGTACCACCACCTGATTATTCGCAATGACGCTGATGGCCGCGCTCTTGGGACTCATGTTGCTAATGTCGATGGTGGTACTGTCCATGAACGCATAGCCGTACTGCCGGGGGGCGGTGGCGGCGACGGAGTAGGCTCCGGTGTTGCCCCAGATGACGCTTCCGTCAAGCGTCAAGGCTCCGTTTGCGGTGGAGAAGTTGGGGGGTATCGGCCCGGTCACGCCTGACTGCAAAACCGTCTGCACGTACCCGCTAGGGTCTAGGATTTGATACCCGGCGTTGACGGGATTATTGCTGCCCGTCTGAATGGTGATGCCTGGGCCGATGTCCTTCCATTCGTGCTGTACTCCCACGTTTATCCAGACGGCGGAGCCATCCGTTACAAAGCTCCCCACGGCTGAAGTCCACGGCGGGGGGGTGGCTCCGCTGGTTCCTGCGGTGTAGATCACAAACATCATGGCCTGTTGGCCTGTAGTTACTGCGACGTTCGCGTGTAGCGCGTCCTCCGCGTTGTAATAGCGGTTGGCTTGCCAGTCGGCGGGTGCTCCGCAGCAAAACCACTGGGTTGTGTTGTCCGGGGTGATGGCCCCAAAGGTTAGGCCAAAGTTAGTCGGGCCGGGGGCGGGGCCAGTGACACCGTTTAGATTGGCAAACTGCATGGTGTTGCCGTTCGGGTCATAGATGAGCACCATCCCCGCGTAGTACGCTCCCATCGCGGTATTCGCTTTCCATACTCCATAGGGATTGGTGATCGCCTGTTGCGAAACCTGGGGCGCGTTCGCTGGCCCGTCCACTCCCCATTTTGTAACCTTGTTAGTGGCGTTTGCGACTTGGACGTTATCGACTCCATTGGTCATGTAGAGCGTGTTGCCCACACCTAAGAAGTAGGTCGGGTGCTTGCCGTCTTGCGCGGCGGCGGACTTGGTGAATATCAACTCTTTGGTGTTCGGCCTCGCGCTGTTGCTGGTGGCGTCATAAACTGCCGTCGCGGTGTCGGCCATCACCCGCACGGCTTCATCGGCAAGCGTGAAGGTGTTCCACCCGTAGAAGCGGGAGATCGGCGGGAAGGTCTGCGAGTTGTAGATGGACAGTCCCGGCCTTCGTACAAGGGTGAGCCGGGTACTCACTTCGCAGTTGGAGCCTCCCTGGTAGCTGTCTTTTTTGCCTCCGTAGTTACTCTCCACATACCCGGTTGTGGACGCATCCCGCATGGGGTTTGTGTTGGGCCACATCCCGGTAGCCTGTCGGTTGACATGCAGGGGGGCGAAGTCGCTTGCGGGAAGCGCGGCTCCGGCGACTTGTAGCTGATTCGCCACTAGGTTGCGCTCCTTGCCTGTACGCCTTGCTGGGTGGTTCCCCGGCTGCGGTCGGCTTGCCCCACCAACGCCAACCATTCACCGATGAAGATGTTGCGCTGAGTGGCGGTCAAACCGTCCTGCGTTCCGAGTAGATGGGAGACGAATTTTTGCGAAAAAATGGGTAGGCGAACGTCTTTCGTGAGCATGGAGAGCATCGCCAAAAAACCCCAGTCGTAGATGTAGCTGAGGTTGTCGGGGATGGGGTTCCAGCTAGACGCCATAGAGGTCATCTGCACGGCGGCTTTCTGATAGAAGCCGCCCAACGTGTAGCTTGTCTTATTCGGGCTGGGGTTCTTGGGTTGGTCGGGGAGGGTGTTGAGTCGGATGGTGATGCCGTCGTCGTCCTGCGACTCGACGGCGCAACTCTGCGGACGGGCAACCGCGCTCTCGACGGACAGGGAACTTTTTATCTCGATCTCCTTAGCCTTGCCCGTGCTGTCGATGAGCCAAACCTGTTCAAGATAGCCGTAGTTTGTGACCGGGAAAAAGTAGTCCTGTACGTCGGTGACTTCGATCTCGACTTCCCCGCGATTCCACGGCCATACGAAGGGTGCGCCCAACATCGTTTGCTTGACGAGATTGGCGCAATTCAACGCGGGTTCGCCGTTCGATATGTTGGCGGGTTGGTAGCCGATGAACGGCAACGCAAACAACACGCTTGACGTGAGGTTCCTGGTGGCTGGCATTATCCCCACCCTCCTTGCCATCGGTACGGGTACGGCCCCTGATCTTGCACGAAGGTCGGGGATGCAATCGGGCGGTCGGGGAAGAATCCTTTTGACTCGTCCTCGCGGTCGCCCTGCTTGGCTGCGGCTCCCATCGCATCCAGCCAGTTCTGGCGCATCATCTGGAATTTTGCAGTCACGGCGGGGTTCGAGGAGTAGCGGTGCGCGTAGGCGATGAAGCCGTCCGTAAACCACTTCATGTAGTCATCGGGGATGGGGTCTAGGTACTGCTGAAGGTTGACGAAGCGCGGCGGTGCCTTGCGCTGCGCGAACAAGCGGCATAACCACACGTTGCCTCCGCTGGGCGGTCGGGGGGTGAAGCGGAACCCCTGGGCGTGCGGGTCGCACACCGTCCACTCGCATGTGCCATCCACGATGACGATGCCAACCGGGTAGTCTTCCGGCTCCTGGGCGTCGGGGTCAGAGGGCGGCGGCGTCCACGGTGGGGCGACGGGCGGCACAAGTCCGGTGACGCCATACTTGGTCAAAGTCAGAATGTCGCCGTCCGGGTTGAGGATGGAGGTCTGTTTGTTGTTGTTCTGTGTGGTCTGACTGATTGGGTTGGTGTAGATAATCCCCGGCCCCGGCCAACCCGCATACTCCAGTTGGTCATTCGGAAACCAGCAGTATTCTCCGGGGAATCCTCCCACAGAGTTGTCTATGGCGAGATCGCGCACGGCGGTTACAGGCCATGACGGGGGCGGAACCTGGGTGTTGTTGATGTCGATGCGAACCCCGTTCTCAACCCATCCGATGATGCCGATGTTTTGTGATGGGTAGTCCTGTTGCAACGGCGTGAGCACGAAGGGCGGAATCTTCAGGCGGTTCCACTTCCACGGAAACCGCTCGGCAATAAGCTCCTGCATGACGTTGTTGGCGATGGTGAGCGCGGGTTGGTCGGCATAACCTCCCGTGTTCTTCAAAACGGGGGTGAGATCGCCAATGACGGCAACCTCATCCACCACGTCCTGAATCTTCACGTTGCTGTTGCTGTTCGTCGGATTCAACGCCACGGCACACCTCGACTATCGTTTGTCCTTGCCGTTGTCCTTGTCTTTTTGCGCTGACTCAACCTGTTTCCGTCGCGTTGCGGCGTCTTTTCTGCGTTGGTCGGGGTCGTGCATCTTGAGTGCCGCAACCGCCGTCTCCATCGAAGAATCGCGCATCTCATCCGGGTCTTGGAGGAGATTCGTTACCAGTTGGAGCCGCTTGTTCTGGTCAACCTGGATGGCATTTAGCTCATCGTTCGCGGCCTCGTTCTTCTCGGCCTGATTGATGAGGTAGGCGCGGCGGTCGCGCATGGCGATTTGCTCGGCGGTCTGCCCTTCGCTCAACTTCTCATAGTCGATGCGGCCCTTCGCGGGGTCGCCGGGGGTGTACTTGGTTTCCTCGGTGTATTTGCGGCTGCGGGTGGCGTTCGCGTGCTCTCCCGTTCCTGCTCCTCTTGGCTGTTCTGCGACTGCGGTGGTCATGGCTCGTCTCTCTTTCTGCGGTGGCTTGCGTGGAGTGGTGATCTCGCGGCTTCGCTTCATGCGCGGGATAGGTTTATGGAGCATCAAGCGGCGTCTCGGTTGTCGGTGATCTGGAAAAGCTGGGTTCCGCTCATTAGGTTGTCGGTGGGGAACTCAATGGCCTTGACGTACTCGACATAGAGCCGCTTATATTCGGCCTTGTTCTCGATTGAGGCTCCCTTGCGATTCAGTGCAAGCGGGGGCGGCTCCCACACCTTCCCGCATCTCTGACAGACGACGATGATGGGGCCGTGACAGAGTTGGTGCTTCACCACGGCGTAGTAGTTATCGGTGCCGCGTGACAGCATCTCTACCCCCTTGCCGCCCTTCTTGTGCCAACAAGCGGCCTGTGCCGCCTCCTGTCGTCGCATGGCGGCTTTGAGGTCGCCGTCACGGGCTGCAATGCGGCGGCGTTTCGATTCGCGGTGATTGCGAATGGTTTCTACTCTGTCCCGCAGTTCTTCCAGTTGCAGGGCTTCCAGTTCTGCGGCTACTGCTGCTTTGTCTGGTGGTGGCATTTTTCAACCCTCCTTGTGGGTTGGGTGGAAGGGGGAAGAGGGAGATCGTCGCGCCCTTCTCCCTCGTAGTAGTTGCATGACTATGCGCGAACTTCCCCCTCCAGCTTTCTAGGTGATGGCGGTAGCTGCATCGGCGTAGCGGATACGTTGAACGGGGTCGGGCGGGAGGGTCGCGGTGTACATGGTGTTGTACGAAGCGAACCCGCCAATCATCCGCGATGGGTCGTAGCCGGACGGCTCCGTCAATCGCTTCACCCACACCTGCATGTTGCGCCAATCGCCGTCGCCAATTTGGGTATTTTCTTTGGCTCCGAACGAGATGCCGATAACCCCATCCCGTCCGATGACGTAGGTACGCATCTTGGGCGGCGTACCCGCAGTTACCTTGACGAGTGTGGATTGGTGGAAGCTCACTCCACCCCAGTCGATGACGCTAACCGCATCGCCATCGGGTGAGGGAAGCTCGCGCAAACGCTCCTGGCCTTCCGCAGTCCGTTTTAAAACGTCCGTGATGCCGTTCGGCTGCGTGCTCATCAGAATGTCGCCCACCAAAAGCGGATGGATGACTCCGGTGAAGCGTCCGTTCTCGAAGGGCAGGGCATTGACGGACGCAAGCGACTGCGCCATTGCCGTGATGTCCTGCGCGACAAGTCCGGTGGCGTTGATGGGGGTGTAGTCAACCAGCGCGTCAACCGCTCCGGCTCCATCTGCGGTGTTCTGGATGATGGTGTTGATAACCTGCGCCAAGCGGTAGGCCATCTGCACGCCTAACGCTTCTAGGGCGGGGTCGATGGCGGTCTGAAGGGCGTAGGTCGAGATATTCGCGTAATCGGCATAATTTCCGATAACGCTGGTGTTCTGTACGACGCTGACGGTGAGGCCCGTTTGAATCGTGCCTTCCGGTGCCTGGGTGAGCGGCGGGGCCGGGAGGTTCTGGTACATGAAGAGGGCAAGTTTGTTACCTGCTCCCTCGTCCAAAGTCCGGCGCGACGTGCATCTCACCCACGGCGTTTCAGCTTTAAGGTTTTCGATAAAAACTTTATCGAAAGAGGTAACTACAGACTGAGGCAAATTGGTTGTTAAGTTCGATGCTGGCGAGACGCCAACACCAAACGCGCCGTCCACGCGGTATCGCGCGACGTTCCCCGTCCAGAACATGAATTGTCCGCCGATGGCGCAAACAAATTCGAGTGCCGGGATGAGGTACTTGGTTGCAAACTTCGTGCCGCGTGCTGCGGCGTCGGATGTGTGTCGCATGTGACTATCTCCCTAACGGGTGAAGGTCACGCGCCTCCTAGCTCGTCTACCTGTTTGCGAAATATCGGGTCACGCAATCGCGCCTCATACTCCGCTCTCGGCATAGATTCCAGTTCCGCGCGTGTCAGTCTTTTGCGGGGCGTTGGTGCCGGGGGTAGAGCGGATGCGTCTTGCCGTCGTATCCCCGTTGAAACGCTCCTCGGTCTGGTCACTGTAGGAGTGGGAGGGGTCGGCTCCGCATATCCGTTGGGTGTTGCGTAGTTCCCGTTCTCGCCGGGGGGCGGGATGCGGGGTTGTCCTTCGTTCTCTCCGGTCGGCCACGGTATCATCTCGCCCTGATCGTCTAAGGTTTGGAAGACGATAGACAAGTTGTTGCGCGTGAGGTCGTAGTTGTTGGCCTTAAGCGTAGCGAAGAGTTTGTCTCGGTTCTGCTGTACCGGATAGTAATCCGGGTTGTCCTTCACAAACGCCTCTGCCTCGGCTCGGTAGTAGGCGTCCCTTGCTCCCTGGCTTACAGCGGCGGTGGTTGCTACGGCCGCTTTTGGGGCAACTCCCCCCTGGGCTGCGGTGACGATCTCCGTCACGGCCTCCACAACTGTTTCAGGCTGGCTCAACTGCTCCGCTAACCGCATACGATCTGCCGGGGCAACGGTCTTGTCCTGCAAGGTCAAGGTCTGCGGTACGTTGGCGCGGTCGGGGGTGAGTAGGCGGCTGATTCTCTTGTTGGCGTTGGCTTGCGATTCCAGCAGTTTTGCCGCTACTTCCTTGTAGTCTTTCCCCCTGAAGGTTGACACCCGGACGCCTTTGTCCGTCTCCACGTATCCGGTAATCCAACCCTCGGCATCTGGTTCGCCGTCATTCTCCCATACTGCTCTCATTGCCATTTCTCCTGGTTCTCCGCGTACTCCGATGGCATGGGCCGGGTGGGGTCAAGAATGTTCTCCTGATCTTGTTCGCCCTGCGTTAACTCGGGTACTAGAGGTTGTGTTGCGATGCTGTTGAGGTAGAGGGAGATTTCAGAGTCGATCTTCTCTTGCAGGTGCGTGAATATCTGCCACGCTGCTTTTGCCATCTTGTGATTCGCTAACACTTCCAACTCTTGCTCCGCGTCGGTGTTGATGAGCGCGGCTTCCGTCTCGATACAAACCATCTCCATCACGTCCAACACGTCTTGCCACTCCGCGCTGTTGCGTACCTGCATGATGTTCCGGCGTGCCTGGGCCGTGAGGGTCGCGGTTACTCCGAAACGTCGCTCGGTGCGGACGGCTTCAGACATTCGCGGCCTCCGTCTGCGGATGCGGCGTCGTTGTGGCTTCCACCACTGCCCGGAGATGGGCAACGCTGTAAATAATGCCGGGGTCTTTTCTGACTCCGGTGGCAAAATACACGTCCCATGAATCGCAGATAATCCCGCGATTTCTGAGCGAGTTTTGCGCGGAGCGGTAGATCGCTCCAGTCATGCTGTAGGACAACTCCAATGGGTTGTCGTTGATTGCGTTGCCGTACCCGGCTGCGCGGAGTAACCCCATGAGGTCATAGCTGCTGCGGGGGCCGTTCAAGAGCGCGGTCGTGATGATCGCGTCAATCTCAGGTTGGGCCTTGTGGTAGGCGGCGTTGTCGGTTACTGCCCAATCACGCAACGGCATCGGGTTCCTCCTCCACGTCGAATCCGCGCAACTTCGCGGCCTGCGCGAATAGTGCCATTCCCTCTTTGCTGTCCACTCCGGGGTAGACGAAGGTGAGGATTCCGGTAATTGCATCGCGGGTGATGAGCACGGCGGCATCGCTCCGGGTGAACGTTCCGGCCTTCATCTGCTCGATGATGTTGGTCAACTCTTCGACTACCGTTTTACCTTTCATTTCAGCCTCCTCCCGTGGGTGCGAAGTACTGGCTTGACTGCATCCCGCGCTCATCGGCGGTGCGCTCGGCAAAGGCGGCGGCGCGTTCGATGGGCGATTGCACGACGCTCTTGTGCGTCGTGTCGATGGTCTTGGTGGCGATGCGTCCGGCAATCTTCTTGTCCTCAAGCTGCATGTCGTTCTGGTGCTTCTGATTCAGTTCGGCGGCTGCGGCCTGGGCCTTGATCGCGGCGGGGTTCTGCTGCACCATCATTTGCTTCTCCTGGTCGGTCATCGGCACAACCAGATCGGCGCGGTTCTTCCACTCGCTCATATCCAGAACCATCTTGACCAACTCCATCGCGTTCACCTTGTAGCCGATTTGCGATAGCTGTTGGATGAGGGCTTGGTTGGAGAACACTTCAAGCAGGAAGGGGAGGGCTTGCGCCATGCGGTTTCGCGCGGCGAGTTTTGTACCTGCAAGAGTTTCAAATTTGACGTTGGTGTTCATAAAATCACCAAAGTCAACTACGAGGTCGGGCGTTCGGTCGCCTAACACGGCGCGGATTTCCTTGATTGGCATCCGCTCCTTCACCATCTGGTAGAGGAATTGCAGGAAGGGAATAAACACCCCGTCAACAAACCGCTCCACGGGCATCTGCAACCTGCCGGACGAGGCCGCGCTTATCATCCCGGCCCCTGTACCGGAGTGACCGATGCTGGAACCCCGTCCGGGGAGAACGCCTTGCACGCTGGCTTGATCGGCTCCGCTCGCGCCTTCGCTCGACATCACGGACGCCTGGATAGCTCTCCACGCATCGGTGGGAACCTGGGGCTGCGGCACTAGCGCGACGGCACGGGTCGCGTCGTTGCCTTCCACCATGCGTATCCCGCCTAGCCGCCGCCGCTGGTCTTGGGTGGGTACGTTCGCTCCCCTGGCGATGGCGTACTCCGGCTGCACGGCAAACGCCAAAATATCCAAGATCGCATTAACCATTCCCTGCTCTACGCGCTGGTCGGCTCCGCTAATGCGGCCAACCCCCATCCCCCATCCGCTATTGTCGATGTCCCAATAGTTCGCGGCAAGGAAAGGTTTTTCGGGGAGTTTGTGGGGGCCGTTGCGGATGACGCATTTCTGTTGAAGCACCACCCGAACCTGCCGCTTATCCCACCATTCCAGAACTTGCATCGGCTTTAAGAGCGGGTCTTCGCTGAAGTCCTCATCCGGTCGCTGCGCGTGATGGACGCTGGTATTCGAGATGAGCGCGTCGGCTATTGCGTCCTGGGCTTTGGTCTGTTCGATGTCCTCCATGAAGATCGCGCGGAGTACGTCGTCGCTGGGGATGTCGTAGTCTTCGTTCTCGCGTAGTAACTGCAAATCGTAGTAATTGAGATAGTCCTCATAGACTATCCAACGCGCCTTCCAAATTTGATTGGGGTTGCACCATTTCGGGTCGGGAAAAACTTGGCCTAATCGACACTTCTCGAATACCGGGCGGTTGCGCGTTATCTCTACGTCCACGGCCTCAAACTCGTCTGACTCTTCGGTGGTGATATTGAGCGGAGGGCCAATGGGCATCGCCACTTGCGGCTGCGCGTTCTTGCGGACGTAGTGCGTCTCAATGGTCGTCTCTGTCTCCCACCCGATTTTGAAGATGACCGTCCCGCTGTTGGTCATGGACTGGATGCCGTAGCTGCACTCCTGCTTGAAGTTGATCTCGTCCAGCAGTTCTGACACAAGCTCCACCCATGCGCGTACTGTGTCCTGGTGGGTGTTGGGCCGGGGCCGCGCTCCAAAGGGTGTCGGGTCAGAAAAAATGGCTCCCGTGATCGCCGGAGCCAATGAGTTTGTCTGCTTTGCAACCGTGAATCTTGAGACGTTGGAGCGGGTGACGCTGGAACCTTCAAAGGTGCTCATCGTGCGCGGCGATTGGTAGAGGATGTCACTTTCTGACCACTGCAACGGCCAACGGCGGTCGTTGAGCCACGCGGTTGCTGCTTGCCAGTCTTGGACAACGATGCTTAGGACGGCGGCATCTGTGTATTTTGGGGGGATTTCGGGGCGGGTGTAGGTGGTTATATCTTTGGGGTTTACGGGGGTACTTGGGATTGATGTTTCCCGTAATGTCGCCAAAGCACCCATAACCGTCCCTTTTTTAGACTTCAGGAGATATACGGGTTTGGGCCTTACTCTAGCCGCTTCCGCAACTTGCGTTCTCCCGGCCTCGTGTCGATCTGGGCCGGGGATTAGTTGGTTCGGTGATTATTACCACCGTAACGGGGGGTAGCACAACCTTTCGCTTCGGCTTCGCTAGTATTTTTGCTAGAAGCAAAGACGGCCCCCATCGCTGGGGGCCGCTCTGTTTTGGGCCTCTACCGTCAACGTTTCCGTCTGAGGTATACTACCCATGCAATCAAGAGGGCTTTGGAAAACGCCTTGACTGCTGCACTGCTTATGACAAGTATCATCATAAGAAGTACCTCTCTTTCCGAGTTAGGCCCGATGTTTCAGCATCGGGCCTTTCTCTTTGATAGTTGCCATTGGCAACATCTCTCAGGGAGGGCGCGATGCAGTTACCCGGCAACTTCGGAAAGTGCCTGTCTCTATTCTACATGTAGTTACTCTAGTCCGGGGATGCAGATTTCGAGTCCCTGATCGGTGTACATCTTGTCTTCGATTCCCGGCTCCTCGTAGGCCATCTCCTCCGGCTCCGGCTCGGTCGGTGCGTACTGCCCACGGTTGTAAATCATGTTGTACTTGTCGCGTTCGCGCATCATCTCCCATGACAGGTCTTCGTCGTCAAGCTCGGTTGCGGCAATGCTGATTGGAAGATTGTCGGCAACGCGGGAGACAACATCGGGTAGGCCGCTGTCTTTGCTCATGCCGTACTGCACGAATCCCTCGATAAGCGGCTTGGTCTTGAGCGCGTCTGAGAAGTACAGCCGGGAGGTCGCAAGCAACGGCTCCAGGCTGCGGATGCGGGTGTCGCGTTCGGCTGCATCGCCCTGAAACTCAGTCCATGTGATGTAGATGTCCCACCCGGTAGTCAGAGTGTAGTTATTCAGCGCGGGTTGAATCATGCGTGCGCCGGGTGCCTCCTCGATGCTGACTTTGTGGCTCCCGTGACGGCGTGCTACGTCGTGAATCAGCTTGGCGAGAATGGACGGCTTGTAGTGGCCCTGCAACGTCTCGGTGATGTACATGCGGTTGTTGTGGAGCGTGCCAACCGCGCCGGAGGTCATGGCCCAATCCAGACTCTTGCAGGGTAGGCGGAAATGAATGTACCGCTGCCCCTCCATCGGCATGTCTTCCTCGTCCATGATCGCGGCCAACATCTGCGCCTCGGTGAAGACAAGCTCGGCGGCTCCGTAGCTGTCGAGCATGTACTGGGACATAAAGAAGTCGTAGTCACTCTCATACTCCTCGCGCAAAAAATCGTAGCTGAGGATGGACGGGAAGAGGAGGTCAACCTCGTTTTCGTTGGGGAACCCGTTGGGGTCTAGGCGTTCTCCGCTCAGTAGCCGCATGGCGGGTTTGAAGATGCGGTCATAGGTTCCGGGCCGCGCGGTGAGTATCTGATCGCTGAACACGTCGCCCAACCCGTAGGGGGTGCCGATGAAGATTTCAAACCCGGTCGGCTTGAGGATTTTGCGGGTGAGTTTGTACGCCTTCGTGACCTTCACCCGCCCATCGTGGGTGCGGGAGTTGCGGTTGGTGTGGATGTCGTCATAAACCAGAACGTCCGGGTGCCATCCGGTAGTGCTTGAGTCAATCGAGTTGGCCCATATCACGGGTTCAACGATCTTAGGCTCATGCTGCCGGGGGAGTCCGGCAAATGCGCCGGGTTCCTTGCTGGTGTTCTTACTGCATGTCAGTTCGGGGAAGAGGGCTTGGAAGAGGGTCGGCGGTCGGCCTGGGGGCTTGATGAAGAAGCTGGCAATCTGCGCGACGAAAGCGTAGGCAAGGTCTTTGCCTCCGCTCATAATCAGGATGCCGATGGTCTTGTAGTAGTACAGGATGAGCATCACCATGTAGGCAATGTCTAGGGTGCTCTTGTAGGTGTTGCGCGGATAGAGAAGTGTGCGGCGTCGGCGGCGTCCGATGTGCAACTCCTCAACCGATTGATTGGGGTCGATGACAGGGAAGAAGCGGACGGCCTCGGCATGGACTTCCTCGGTGACAAGACAGTATCCCAACACATAGGCAAGGGCGAGTAGGTTGGTCATGCAGCAACGGCGTCCATCCTCGCGGACGCTCTCGTCGTCAATGACAAGCTGGGTAAGCTGCGCTCTCCATGCGCGATTGTCTCCGCGCTCCTGGCTGGGGTCGCGTAGCTTCCTCCAGTTGAAATGCCGCTCCATTTTACGCGGCCTCTGGGGAGGCTCCGGCTGCGGCTCCTACTGCGTCGGGCTGCATGGGCTGGCCCTGGGTGTCCTGCTGCATGTGCTGGGCGATAGCGGCCTGGATGGATGCCATGTCGGGATGCTGATCTTCGCGGCTGTCCTTCTGTCCGTCGGCGGGTGGTCTGCCGTGCTTGTCGCGGAGATCGTGACGGGCGATGTAGCCGCCGTTGTCGGCGTGCCGGATGTGCATCTCGTGAGTGTGGAGTTTGTCGCCTTTTGAGGCTAGAACCTTTGCCGCGCTGTCTTCTGCCATGTGACGCCTCCGGGGTTGCTCACCCGGCGCGTCTACTCCACTCGCCGGATAGCTTGTCTGTTGAAGACTGAAAGATGGCCGTCTTCAAAACGTACCTGACATGTGCGTGTGGTTTGGCGAATGATCGTGCATCGCTGTCCCTTGCGGCCCTGCTTGTCCCATGCGAGAAAGTAGGGGTAGGGAGTTGGGGCTTCTGCGGCGGGGGCGGTTGGGCCAAGTCGCATGATGCCGGACTTCAAAAGTACATCAATCTGCTTCTCTTCGCTAGTTCGTTCTTTTCTCTTCATGCGCTGACTCTCTCGGCATACTCGGCGGTGCAATGGGCTAACTCGGGCGGGATGGTCGCGGCTTTGGCGGTGTATTCTTTTCGGGCTTTGGATTTTGAGCCGGACTGAATCATCTTGTCATTCAATCGGCATAGGCGTTTCTCTTCTGCGGACATGTTTTTATTAAATCCTGCGGCGTGCTTGATTCCTTTTTTTATCCCCATCGGAACCAGCGGGGGAACCAGCGGCCCCCAAAGGAAAAACGGGCCGCAACAGCCATCCGCGAACCCTACAAAATTCTGCGCGGCCTTCACGTTCTCCATGATGAACGGCACTCCGCTTTTTATGAGGAGATTGCGGGAGTGCTCGAATAGCTTCAACCCCATCGCCGGATGCGGCGGGTTGGGGTGGAAGTGCGGCATCCCAAACAAGCTGAACTCCTCGCATGGACTGGAACACGTCGCGGCATCAAAAAATCCCAGCGTCGGGCCGTCTTGGATGTAGAACCCGCGCGTCCTGTTGAACCTCAGCTTCAGGATGTCGGCCTGGATGAACGTGCAACGATCTGGAACCTCCGGGGGGGACAATAAATCAATCCCCACACACTCCCATCCCCGCGCTGCAAATGCCGCGCTCCATCCAAACCTTCCACAGAAAAGGTCTAGCAGTCTCCTACTGCGTTCTTTTCTCTTCAAAATTCTCTCTCAGTTCCTTGTGAAAGCACCACACACAGATGATTCTTGGCCGTGGGACGGCACCCCTAGCGATTAGCATGGCCTGGGTGGAGGGTGACAGCCACACGAAGACTCCGCACCCGCATTGGGCCTGTTGTGCGCCGTCAATTCCAAAGTGTTCGGGCGCGGCGACGATGGTTTCAACCTCGGCCTCCGCATCCTCCCACGGCTGGATGTGTCCGGCCTCGGCAAGCTCCCGCAGCTTGTCGTGGTGCTCCGGGTTCGTCCGCAGGGCGGCTCTCAGGACTGCAATCTCATTCGGCATCTTTGGGTTTGCCTCCATTGTGTTTTATAAACTGCGCCTCAATCAGCCGTCCTCGTTCTCTGCCGGGTAGATGCGCGAACTTTTTCCGGGCCTTTCTGAACGCTTGCGTCTGTGACAGCTTGCGGTCGCTCTCGCGGATTTGATGCGCTATCTCCACTACCGCGTAGTGCCAACACTGTTGCCGCTGCTCGTCGGTCACTGTGCGGTTCCCGGTTGCAGGATGCACGGCATCTTGACGCTGCGCGGGTCGTCCGGTCGTCCTGCGGTGGTGAGTCCAACTCTGAGACGGCACAGGGTACATTCCACGATGTAAATCCCGCATCGCTTCGCCGGGTAGGGTAAATCGGTGGTGCAAGTCGTCTCCGCTCCCTGGCTCATGTCGATGTCGATGCCAGTGGGGTAGGCGGGGTTGGGTTCACACCCCGGCTCCCGCCTGGAATCATGCCAACTGATCTGAAACTGTTGCTCCATCTTGCTCCTCGGTCGTCTTCTTTTTGGGGCCGGGTTTCTGGCGGGGGTTGGCTTTACGATACTCCCGTTCCGTGATCTCTTCGGGTGAAAGTTCGGAGTCGGGCGGCGGGTTCTTCCGCTCCCACTGCCGCCAACGCTTGTACCTCGCGCGTTCGGCTAGGCTCGCTGGGTGCTCGCAGTAGTGGCAACGCTTGAGGGTGTTGCGGGTGCGCCTCCATAACTCCCGCGTGTCGCGGCACTCCGGGCTACAGGTGAGGGCTTTGTGGAGCCGGGGGGTATTGGGCGGGATGGGCTTCCCACACACGGTACATTTTGGTTCGATGAGGACGATGGTTCTGCTCAAGCTGGCTCCATTCTGGTGATGATGTATTCGGTTCGGGGGTTGTCGCGGTCTTCACGGTGAACAACGCACTTGCTATGTTCTCCGTCAACTGCCGCGTCGGTGTGGATGAGACGGCAACGCACCAGCGCATCTAATCCGCTCTTCCAAAAGTTGTCGAAGTCGCCGTGTTGTCGCGGCCCCAGATAGACATCCATTCGGACACCGTAGCGCGTTCTCTTTCGCTCCTTCTCTGCCTCCGGCGCAACGGTGCGGCCCTGGGCGAAGATGGCGACGGCATCCCGGTATGCCTTAGCCTCCGGGGTTAGCTTCTTTCCCTTGTGCGCCTGTCCATCCTTGCCCCTGTAGTAGCAGGATTTGGTGTAGTGATTCACGCTGGGGGGTGTCAGATACGGCACGGTGAAGCTAACCGTCTTTTCGATCTCGCTTGACATCCTTCTAAAGTACCTGCAAAGTGTAGTTATGTCTACCGCAAAGCAACCGTCAACCGTCGGCTACGGTATGGGAGGCCAACGTTCCGGCAAGAAAACCGGGATTATCGTCCAAAGCATCCGCATCTCCGTCGCGGACAACAACAAAATGCACCGGGTAGCGAAGGCGGAGGGTCGTTCCTTCAACTCCTGGGCTGCAATGGTGCTCAAGCGCGAAGCTGAAAAGTTTTTCATCAAGCGCAAGGGCACCCAACCTAAGAAAGAGGTAGTAAGTGGCGAGAACTAGCACCATCGCTAAGCCCGACAATAAGCCCGTCTCGAATGGCGTGCTTCACCCTCAACCCCAAGACCCAAAGATGGAACTTTTCTACATGCTCGGCGTGCTGCGCGGAGCGGGTGTTGAAGGTTCCATCCGCATTGCGGAGTTGGTCAACCAGATATTATCTCCGTCCGCTGACGCGCCGGAGCCGGGGGCCGAATAATAATGGCGGTACGAGAACCTAGTAGATCGTTCCTTCGTGAGTTAAACGATGCGGCGGGTAATGCCCGGTTCGAGGTAAGGGCTGCTGTCAAAAAGCACGTCGTTTCTCTCTTGCTGTTGCTATATCCCGAATGGGTGAGCGGCTTGATGGACGCAATAACCGCCGAACATGGGGAGCAAAAAAGAGTGGTCAACCCGGAGGAGTATTTAGCCATGACCCCTGATGAGCAGGAGGATTTTTTGGTTCTGCTGGCGGGTGGTAAACCCAAGAAACGGAGGGTCAATTAAATGGCGACGTTTCTACGCACTAGCGGGGAGAGGGAAGTGCTCTCCCCGCTCAATGGGGTTCACTGGACTTTCGCAGAGTTGGGGTTGCTTGTGGGCGGCTATCCTGAGAGGTTGCGGACAACGGACGGGCGGTACTTGGTGATTGACGAAGAGGGCAAGTTGAAGGATAAGCCGCTCAACCGTGAGGCCACCCTGATCTACGTCTACGGTCGGCATGACCCTATCGTGGGCGACGTAGTTATCATTGACACGAATCTGGAGATGGACGGGCCGGACGATGGCGATTGACGGAAAGCGGAAATGGCGTAGGCCGTCGGAGTTGGTGCATCACGATATGCCTCCGTTGTTCTGCCCTTCGTGCTTCACGATGTTTGATGTAGTTACCGGGATACAGAACAAGGAAAAGCCGGAGCCGGGGGATTTCACTATCTGCATAGAGTGTGCCGCCGTGCTCCGGTACGACAAGGATATGACGGCGGTGTTGTCGTCGCTCATGGAGGTTCCGATGATCTCGCGGATGAACTTCGCGCGGGTGGTGTCGGAGTTGAAAGAGAGGGGGCCGCGAACTAAGCGTAATTCTTCCGGGCCACTGGCGTAGGCGATTTGATGATGGTCAGTCCGGTCTTGGGGTCGATCTCAAACCGGGCGGCTGGATAGACCTTGTGAACTTCGCCCAACTGCTCTAAGAATTTTTCTCTAAACTTCCTCAGCCTGTCGTATTCCGGCCCGAACTGGTATTTCAATTTATCCCACGTTAGGGGCCGTGATCTCTGCTGCTTCATCGCAAAATTGGTGTAGGCCAACCATGTGTAAATATCAAGGGCCATCGGAGAGTTTTGCAGCGCGAGAATGTCCACCTGTCGGACGGGCATACAGCCAGCTTTCAGCCGCTCGAAAATCTCATCGTTCAACGTCACGGCTCCGTCCCATTTTCCTACTTCGTGGATGCCTGTTGGGAACCAGATGTCAAACTTGCTGAGGAATGGCACGCCATTAATCATTGACATCTTCGTCTCACCCGGCGTTCGCCCTGGGCTGGTGATGTAGAACCTCATGTTCGAGGCGAAGAGGCGGGTGATCTGCTCTTGAAGGGGCCGGATAGTGCCTTTCTTCCCCGTGATCGGCGTAATACCCAATCCCATCCGCATCCATTCGCTGATTGTGTCGCCTAGATAAAGCTCCTGCTTCTTGTTCCGCATGGCCTCAGTGCAGAAGTACAGCATCATCACCCTGGGCCGCGTCCCATAGGGGTATCCCTGCATCACAAAGGTGCGGTTGTGTGGGTTCATAATCGAGCCGCGTGCGATGGACAGGGCGACAACCCCGTTGTCGCGGGTGTAGAGCGGACAATTCTCGCCGGGGTCGGTGTAGGGCAGTCCGCATTGCGCCAAGACGACGTTGAGGTAGAGCAAAACGTTCTTGTCGGAGTCAAGGTTGAAGGCGTGCGTAGCGGCGTGAAGCTTGCGCTCTTGGACGAGGGATAACTTGCGCTTCGGGTCGCTGCTCTCGCCTGTAATCGGGTTTGTGGAAGGTTCGGTTATGGCACCCATGCTTTGGAGGGTATACCACTTTATTTCCACAGCACAAGACGCCAGTTAGTCACTATGCAAGTTGTTGATTCCAGTAAAAACAGAGGGATGGAGTGGGGGCGCGTCTGATTATTATCCACAGAATCCACAGGCTTAGGCGGTTTTCCGAAGTTTTCAGAGATGGAGTGGGGGCGCAAAAGCGAGTTTTCAGGGATGGAGTGGGGGCGCTTTGAGGGATGGAGTGGGGGCGCTCCTCTATATTGTTTTAAGTATTTGTAGTTGGTGTGTAGAAAAAACATGAGTAGTAAAAGCCGATGAACGGCGATTTTGTGGAAAACGCCTCAAGAGCGCAGATACGACCCTCCGGGGTGGGGTAAGCCACACAAACGGCGTACAATCGCCTCTACGGGCCGCTGAGGGCCGGGAATCGGCATCGTAGGGAGGGGTTGAACGTGAAAGATCGCATCGGGAACAAGCTGGCGCACGGTGACAAGGTGCTTGTGGAGCTTCCGACCTCCTCCATCGTGGGATTCATCGCGGAACTGCAAGAGCCTGGGGTGATCGCGTTGCGTCGGGGTGCGGCTGCTGCTGGCACTCCTGGGCGCGTGCTGGTGTCACTGGTGATCGCGTTGCCGTGTGAGGCCGATGCGGACGCAGTACCGCAACTCATCAAGGTCTACGACGCTCAGAGGGCCGTGGTGCCATCATTGGAGTCTGAAGGTACATCCGAACCATCGAAGGCAAACTAAGCGAATACAGAGCATTGGGACGGCATCCCAAGAGTATCTAGAAAACAGCCAAGAGAGCGCATAAAGGCATGTGGTGAGCATGTAGTGAGAGAGCCAAGTAAGCAGTAAGGAAAAACAAATACAGTAAAACAGTTGCAAACAAACACAGAAATGTGGTAAGAAAGTACACGTTCAAACAAACAAAAAACTTTTCTAACAAAA